GTTCCAGCTCTGCCGTCGTAAACTTTCGAGGTTCGTTCGCTCGTCGCATAATTTCTTCAGCTCGTCCTCGCTGCTCACGGTCGAGATTGCGGCCAAATATCCACTGTTCTCCCTGTTTGAAAATATTGCAGGCAGCGCACTGAGGTCGGACATTGTTAAGGTCATAGCGCGTGGCGTTGTGTCGTCTACTTGCGAAGTGTCCGGCCTGTATGCGGCTGGCGTGGTGTGTCCTGCCACAGGTGAAGCACGTACAGGTACCGTCTGCGTCTGCTGCTGACCAGCGTACATACTTACTGAACCATTCATCTGCTTTCTTCTTTGCTTTTGCATGGGTTAATGTTTTGGGTTTCTTAGGTTGTTTGTTTAGTTGCTTGCTTGCTTTACTGTCCGTCTTGGTACTGCGTTTCTTTGGCATGGTCCAAGATAACGGCCTTTATCTTCTCTGCCAATTGCCGGCGTTCTTCTTCGTTGCTTTTGTACTCTGGGTAGTTGCGTGATTTGCGTCCGTTCGCCTGTATGCGCGCCTCATATTTCTCGCGGTGTGCCTTGTAATGATCATCACAAAAGGCCCAAAATCGCCGCGTGTGGTCTTCTACTTCTTCATCGTATGGCACGGCACCGCCGTTGGCAAGAAATAGCTCTTTTTCTCGCGGATGCGGTCTATATCGTAACATAGCTTCATTGCCGTAAACTTCGTTTATCGTGTATCTGCGCCCGTCGATTAGGTCGAGCCAAAAGCGTTCTAAGTTTGTCATAATCCGCAATGTCCTGAGTCGCATTCGCTGAAATCCTCAAAAGATAATGCGTGCTGTAGTTTGTGCTTTTTTATATCGTCGTACTTCATATCGCTTCTCCATTGACCTTTTTTCTCTTTGCGTTCTTGACTTGCGAACCACTCCATCTTCTCCGGGTGTTTGTCAAACATCGTGCGCAATAACAGCGGGTTTCTGTGAAAACACCCTACGCAATTATTCCTCTGTGCAAATCTTACGGGTTTGTCTTTCCAAAACTCAACAACGCGGTCTCTATGCACGCCGTCCTCAATCATTGGAAAGCTCGGAATTTGCCAAGGTGTATCAGCCCATTTGTTACGGCCTGAAGAATGTTTCCCAATAACGTCTTTAAACTCAAGAAATCCCTCTTCGTTCAACCTTTCATTCATTCTAACTGCGCGACGCTCTTCTCCTGCTCTGAATCCTATTTGCATAATTACCGGATCTATTTTTTTTGATTTCCACCAACGATGCATAGGCCGAAGTTTCATCTCTACGGTGCAGTATCTGTGAAGTTTATTTGGTAGCCACCCGCCTTTTTTTTCTGCTACGAAATCAAATGTTTCACCTGTAACCCAATCAATGCGCTGGCCTAGATATTGCTCAAGGTCAAACATTGTGTGCAGGATCGTATCGTCTTCTGCCGTGGCTATAAACTCCTTTCCAATTCGATCGCTTACCGCTTGAACTAGTTTTGCATCCTTTGGAGTGCATTTACGATCTTCTATGCATACCAAAGCAAAAACGAGGTAATCGCTTGGGTAATTTGCCGCAATGTATGCCGACGATTGGCCGCCGCTTACGCTTGTTACTGTTTTCATTTGCTTTGCTTTTGTCGGTTTCGCATTTCTTCGCGCTCGGTGTAAGTTAGTCGGTCCTCGCCTTTTAACCAATCGACTTTGTTGACGCGGGCAGCAATGGGATTGTAGGCCGTTCCAAATTCCGGCGTTATGTACCTCAGCGCCTCGGCGGTTTCTCGTTCGTATTCGTGGCGCTCGTTATCGCGAATCGTTTGCACTACTGGCGCTTTTAGTTCTTCGTACTTGCGGAAGCATTCGACGAATTGCGCCAGCTTTAAGCGTTCGTAATACGGCCCAAACGCCTCTTTTGCCATCATATAACAAGCTAACCGCCAATCGGATAACGTAAAGCACGGATATGTTTTTAGCAGCTCGTTAATCGTAATTTCGATATGTTCGGGCGTGCTTAACGTTTTGTTTGCGTCTATAAATTTGACAGTTCGCGCGATCATGGCAACGAGAGCGGCACGCGTGGCCGTTTCTTCTTGCTTTAGTGCTGTTTTTACGTTAGTGCATTTAAAGCACGTTTCCACGGTCAGTTGTGATGCGTCCAGTTCTTGCAAACTCTGCAAACTTCTCGCGGTTGCTATCGCTTTGAAGGTCTGCCGCTCTGCCGGCGTTAGCTCTGCCATTTTTGGACTCGCCAAATACCAATCCTTTCCAACCGTTTGCAATTGCTCTGTGGATGGCGTTAATGGCTTCTGTTTCTTCGGTGTGTTCATTTTGTAGTTTGATAAGTGCCCTTTGTTCGCTTTGGGCTGATTTGTATTTGAAGCGGTGATCTGTGCGCTTGTATTCTTTCCATTCGTTCCATGCCTCGCTAAATTTTTCGGTTTGAAACGGCAGGACTATTTCCGTGATTTTAGGGCTTTTCCCCTTTGTAGTAGTAATTGACTTAGTAGATTGACTTAGTAGTGTATTAGTATGTGGTACGTTTATACCACCCTTCTGGTACGATTCTACCACCCCCCTGTTACGTTTGCACCACCCTAGTGTTCTATTTGTACCACCCTGTTCGTTTTGTACCACCCCCCTCTTTAAGTAACCTAATTCGATAAGGTGGTAAATGTACTTTCGTGCGGTCTGTTCGCTCACTTGCAGCAGGTCGGCAAAGTGCTTATTCGTCGCATAGCATTTTTTCTTTTGTTCGTTGAAGCTGGCCACCTCAGCAAGTAAAACCCGTTCGTTAGGGTTTAGCTCGCTGATGTGCCATATTTCTAAAGGGACAAACACGCCTTTACGATTCATTGCCACGGTATTTATCCAATTCCGGCATTTTTCTGAGATCCGATATTAATATTTTTAAGGAATCGCCTCTTTCAATAAAGCCATCGAAATCTTTTTTGCCCTTAACTGAATACCACATCTTTTGCTTCATCTCGCTTTTTGTGATCCAACCAACTAGCCAACAACCGTGCAGAAATTTACCGCGCTCGCATTGCGCTGACGCAAATAAATAAAGATCGCAAAGTTGATCGCTGTTTGCGCACGCTACGCGCGCCGTGTAGGTACTCAATGGCGCTACATTTCTAAAGGTGGTTTTGATTTCTACCCGCAAACCGTTGTATAGCAAATCATAATCAAAAGCATCTATATTTTCAGAACCTGTTAGATACTTATGCGCAGCAACTTGGCCAACGTATCCGGCCAGCCTTCTAAGTGGGTCATTTCCACTATAATTGCCGCGCATTTCAACGGGTAATTCTTGACTCATGGCATACGCTTTTTTCATCTCACCGTACGTCAATTCTTGCCAGATCATTGTTTTTGGTTTTGCTTATCTGATCAATTGACTCGCCAACCGCGTCGAATAAATCCAAGGGGTTTACCTCTTTCATTTGCACGATTTTAGCGCTGTGCCTCAGTATGCCGGTAGGATTTGCGTAAATGTAGTTTTCTACAGTCCTACGCGAAACGTCGAGCGATTCGGCGCAATGGTCTAAGCTATCAAAGTGCTGTTGTAGAAATTGCTTCAGGTTCTGCATAGTAAAATGTGCATTTATAGGGTATTTTTTTGCTCTTTAAATCCCTGCAATAGCGTTGGCAGCTTCGCAGGTTGTAAAACGTTACCCGCGTTTTTTGATTGGGTAGTTTTACGACAAAGCGCACGTTAGAAAGGAAAGTCATTTGCTTCGGCAGGGTTTTGCTTTGCTTTTTCCGCTACCGTTTCGCGGATGCTTTTGGCTTCTGGTAGTTTGTAGTCAAAGACCTTAAACGAAACGAAAGCGCGGATTGGTTCGCTGTCATCTTTGCGCCATTCGCGCCCAGTTACCCAACATTTAGCTTCAATTTTAGAACCTACCGTTAAGCCTATAGCCTCATCGACATCGTCGCCCCAAAATTCGAGGGGTACAATTTGTTCAAATTTCTGTTCCGCTAATTCAATATGAATTTCGCATTTTCGGTTACCGCTTAGAAATTCTTGCGGCTGATTGATTCGGCGGATTACGCCTTTAATTGTTAATTCCATGTTTTTTATAGGATTTGTTAAAGTCTGTTTGTGACCAGTTTGCCATATCGATAACACGCAACTGGTTTAAGTTTAATCGTTCAAATATCTCGCGCCATCTTTCCGGCGTGGGGTCGGTTTGTAGTATTTCGTCTTCTAATCCGTCGTCGTCGTCTTTCATCGTGGACGTGCTTAGTAAGTGCAGGGCGTAGCTTTTCAGCTCGTATAGGTGCGCTTCTTGGTCAGCTTTTACGGCCTCAAAAAATTCGTCTAAGTTCATTCTACCTCGTCCTCGCCGTACACTTCCAATTGGTAAAAACCTGCGAGCTTCAATATCGCACGCGATAAAGCGCGTTTTTCCGCCATAGCAATTGGGTACGCATTGCGGTTGTTCGATTTGCTCACCTCGCCAAACGTCTCCACCTGCCCTATTTCGCATTTTGCGTGCGCTTTAACGCAATATCTCCCCTCGCTGGGGTCTGAGTATTCCGGCACCGTTTCGAAGGTCACCACGGCCTTTATTTTGGCCTGTACGTGTTCCACGCCTCTGCGCGTCATAATTACAAAGCCTCGCGGATCCTTATGGAAGTGGTCCGCGCGCATTTCGTAGCGTTCAGATAACGCCTTTAGTTCGTCGGTTGCTTGGCTCATATCGTGCGGCCTGTTTTAACCTGAGATTTCAGGCCATCAATTAGACGCAAAAAATCGCGTTCTTCCTTAAGTGATTGCTGCCATTCGTTGAAGCTGGCGGCGGGCTTTACGTGTACGCTTGAGCGCACGCAAATAGGCTTTTTCATGTTAAATGTCTTTTTGTTTTTCATATTCTTCGTCTGCTCTGTCGAGTAGATCGCGGTCGTCTTGTTCGTCGTCGTCGTTGGGGTAATCGTAACCTTCGCGCCAAGTGTTTTGTGTGTTCTTCATGTGGCTAAATTACGCAAGATTATTCGTAACCGCAAGTTTTTTCGGTAAATTAAAAATTAAGGCACAAAAAAAGCGGCACCCCCCTGCAAGGATGCCGCCCAAAACAAATGAAAAACACAAAACTCTTACCCGCCCCAAATATAGGGATTAATCTTTATTACGTCGCTTCGTGCGTCCTAATACTACAGCGTTAATAATACGCTTCAAGATATCGACTACTTTGTCGTCTTTCGTGCTTTCCGTCAATGCCGTGATCGTTCCGGCAGCGGTGAGAATGGCCAAACAAA